AACAAAAAGATTATTAATATAAACATTATCTCTAAAAGTTTTAACTCCACCAACGCTTTGATTTCCATAAAGTAAAACTGAACTGCCACTAAGTGAATTTATACTATTTTGTAAAGTATTACCAGTAGAAATTAAATTACTAGATATAGAATTGTCTTGAGTATTAACATATCCGCTTAAGTCATTGATTTTTGTATTTAATGTAGAACCAGTGCTTGCAAGATTAGTAATAGTTGCATAAGTGCTAGTAAGAGTTCCGCTTAAAGAGCTTATACTATTATTTAAAGTAGAACCAGTAGTCTCAAGATTAGCTACTGTTGCATACGAACTAAGATTAACTCCAGTTAATACTGGATTTCCACTAATATATATATTAGTATAAGAATAAACTCCAGAATTTCCACTAATTGTAATTTTTGTTCCAGATAGAACTAATTCACTTAAATTAGATATATTTATATTTTCAAAATAACCTGTTCCAGAAACATAAATATTATTAATAAAAGTTTTGTTTCCGCTAATAGTTTGATTACCAGTTGTATAAACAATAGTAGTTGGTAACGCAGCAGCTTCACCACTTAAAAGAACACCAGTTCCATTAACGCTTGGACGATCAGTAAATTGACCGTTAGATTTTGTAACATAATTTCCTGTTAAAGTACCGCTTAGTGAATTAATACTATTAATAAGAGATAATCCAGTAGTAGCTAATTGACTATCGCTTGCATATGTTGCGTCAAGATTTCCAGTAAATCCAGTAAAAGCAGAGTTAAGAGAATTTATACTAGAAATTAAAGTCGAACCAGTGCTTGCAAGATTAGTAATAGTTGCGTAGTTGGAAGTTAAGGTTCCGCTAAGTGAATTTATATTATTATTTAATGTGCTACCAGTTGAAGCTAAGTTTGTAATTGTAGCGTAATTACTTGTCAAAGTTCCACTTAATGAACCAATCTTAGTTTCTAGCGCATTACCAGTGCTTGCAAGATTATTTGCTACTGCTGTAACGCTAGCGTCTGTTGCATAAACGTTATCAAGATTATTAATTTGATTTTGTAGATTTGAACCTGTGGACGCAAGGTTAGTGATTGTAGCGTAGTTAGAAGTTAGAGTTCCGCTCAAAGAAGATATACTAGAATTTAATGTACTTCCAGTTGAATTTAAATTACTTATTGTAGCATAAGTATTAGATGCAACATTTGTTGTGAGATAATTTCCAGTTAAAGTTCCGCTAAGTGAAGTTATTTTATTTTCTAAATTTGAGCCAGTTGAATTTAAATTAGATGAAAGTGTATTTATGTTACTTTGAAGAGAAGATCCAGTAGATGCTAAGTTGTTTGATATATTTGTGTCTTGAGAATTTACATAACCACTTAGGTTATCTATTTTAATATTTAATGTATTACCAGTTGAAGCTAATTGAGCATCTGTTGCGTAAGTTGCGTCTAAAGTTCCAGTATATCCAGTAAACAATCCACTTAAATTATTTATTGAAGTATTTAAATTAGCGCCAGTATTATTTAAATTAGTTGTTAAAGAGTTTATTGCTGATTGAAAATATCCGCTATTACCAGAAATAAAAATTGTATTAAGGCCACTATTATAAACTATATTACCATCTGATCCAGTTATAATAATATTTTCTGCAGTTAAATTATTAATTGATGTGGGATTACCTTTTTCTCCTCTTGGTCCTTGAGGTCCAGGAATAGAAATGTTAGTAGCTAAAACTTGCGTTGGCGATGTTACATCAACACTAATTGTACTAGGCAAATTAACATCTACATTAATATCTGCCATAAAATTATCTCGTTACTTCTGGTAAAATTGAAAACTTTCCTCGCATTAGTTTGATACTATTTCCAGTTAATATTCCAGATGGATATCTTTCAATATCATAAACATGATCAGAGATAGGAATATCTGCAGATATATATGAATTAATATTAATAGCAATTGATCCAGACACATTGCTTGTAATAACAGGATTTAAATCTAATAAAACTCCTGTAGCTCCATAACTTGCGCGAACTTGACCACGCACACCATAACCGCTAAGATTAATTGCTGTTCCGTTACTGTCTTTTAAATTTAGTGTTAATTGTATATAGTCGCCTTGATACCCAGTGATATTATAAAATGTTGCCATGTAAAATATTACACGGAACAATTATTTTATCGAAATAAAATTAGCGACCTTCTGAAAGAATATCTTTTGCAGCTTTAGAAATATCTTTTTTCGTTGGAAGTACTCTTGCAGAATATTGAGAAACGTGTTTATTGAATTCTTTCTTTAATCTTGTTACAAGAGAATTTCTATCATCAATTGGAACTAATCCAATCTTTACTGCATGAGCTTGAAGATCACTTTTATTTAAATCATTTAAATAATCAGAATATTTTTCAGCATCAAGAGTACCATATTTACTCTTACCATCATCTCCCCATACTTGATTTAAAGTAAGTGGTTTCTCTATTTTTCCGTGAGTTTGATTTAAGTTATCTAGTTGACCTTTAGCTTGTTTATTTGATTTACGTGGCATAATATTCTCCTTGTATTATTATATAGTAATAAATATGAGATGTCTAATAAAAAAAGAAAAACCCAAGGGGATGAACCCTTGGGCTTTTCAATTTTCTAATATTTAAATATTAGTCAGCGGCTACGATTAGTCCTGCAACTGCACGACCGTCGAGACATACGCGACCCTCTTCGAGGGATCCGTAGAATCCAACCTTGTCAGCGCGAGTTACAAATTGATCGTCTGGAAGAGCAGTGAATGTTCCACCAGTTTCGCTATTGCGAGCTACTGGACGAACAAATGCATCTTTAGTTAGATCAAGACCAACTAGGATTTCGTCACCAGAATTACCAGCGTCGAAGTCTGGTGTTCCATCTTCGGTACCACCGAAGAAGCTATTGAATAGGGTATTGTACTTTTTGCCAACTCCGAATTCAACTAGTTCATGGATAGCGATACCATAGATCTCTTGAGCACCAGCGTTACGGAAGATTTCTTCACGAACACCAGCTGGAAGATCGGTGGTTTGATTTGTTACTTGATTGTAAGCAAATGCACGGATATCACCTTTGATCTCTGGACTGACGAATAGATCGGTTAGACCATAAGAACTATCAGTTGTACCACCAGCATAAGAGGTATTGATTCTCTTTACGAGGGTGATTAGATTGTTAAGACCACCGAGGGTTAATGCACCACCAGTGACTCTTTCGATATGATCAGCACCATTGCTTCTAGCTTCAGCGAGAGCTTTTAGAACTACTGCCCAAGCGTTACGTTCTTGTTTGACAAGAACTTCGTTGGTCATGCGCTCTACGGCTTTGCTAACAACATCAAGACGGCCACGGCGAACATATCTTTTTAGCATTGAAACTGCACTATCCAAACGATAGGTTGCAACTTTCAATTCACTGAAACCTTCAACGTTAGAAGTTGGAAGACCACCTGCTACGTTTTGGCTCCATACAGTTGTATATCCTTCACCTTCACCAACCCATAGGTCGAGAGGAATAGAGGGATTATCATCTTCATCATAAGCTAGATCACTGTAAACTGCACTAGCTGTACCAGCTTGCATTAGAACTTTGCTAACGACTGGGCCGATAAATGCTGCAAATGCTTGAGTGGCTTCTCTGGCTACGTTAGCATCTCTGCTACCCATAGCTTTGATTAGCTCAACTTGCTCTGGTGTATTTTTTAATTTTAATTTCATGTTAAATTTCTCCTTTATTGAAATTAGAGTTCGATCTTGAGAAGAGCAACGCCATTAGCGTCACGATCACCAAGAAGCTTGCCTACTCTTGTGTTTCCACCAGCATTTGTGATTGTCAAATCACCTGCTACTGTAGAATTTAAGTAAACGGCATCACCAGCTGAACCAGCGGCTAGTCCACTATAAAGAACTACGCCACGAGTTAGAACTGGAACTGCTTGGCCACTGATAACTACGTTCATCTCAGCAGCTTTGCGAGGATTGTAAACTAGTTTCTCGCCATTTTCGTCAGTTTCACGAATATCGAGTAGTGTTAATCCAATGACTTTATCACCAGAAACAGCAGCAGCTACTTTTGGTACTGCGCCATAACGTTGTGATACAGTGTTTGTGTAAGAAGCGCCAGGATTACCTAGCATTTCTACTGGATTTGTTGAATCGGCTTTAAAGCCAGCACCTTGGATTTTAACCGCAGTGCCTTTTTGAACAAGAGTACTATCTCCGCTATAAGCGAAGAAATTAATAACATCATGCTCGCTATATTGTTGTAATGGTCTTAAATTACGTGCCATATATTTTTCTCCTTATTTTATTTTCTGAATTCAAATCCATCCAAGCTAAAAGCTTTAGCGTACTTTTCTTGTACGGTTGGCTCGCTAGCAGGGGCTGAATTTGGTATTTCAACGGAAGCTTTGGTTCCATTGTCAACAGCTTGTTCTACAACCTCTTGGGTTGTAGGAACTTGTGCTACTTCTTCGGAAGCTTTGACTTCTTCGGAAATTGTTGAAGCTTTCATTTCTTGCTCTTTTTCTTTATCCATTTTGTCTTGAGCAGCTTTTTTAGCAGCTTTGTTCTTCTCTTTCATTAGAACGGACATTTTGGTTTTGTAAGCAGAAAATGCTTCTTCATTTAAATCTTTAATATCTGCAGCTAGAACTTGGCGATCTTCATCGCTCAATTCAAACTCTTCATCAAGAGCAGCCATTCTGAGGGTGAATGCTTCTTGTTTTGCTTTAGCTTCTTGTTCGGCTTGAATAGCAGATAGTTTTTCGTTAACTTCGGCTAGTTGCTTTTTAAGCACTTCTTGTTCAGCAAATGCAGCTTCGTATTTTTCAGTTGCAGCTTTAACAGCATTATCTTTTTCAGCTTTTTCTGTTACGAATTGATCGCTAACTTTTTTAATTTCCTCTGCAATAAAATCAACAACAGAACTAGCTGTTACTTGACTAAGCAAAGAATCTGTAATTTCTTCAATTTTTGTTATTTTCATATATATCCTCTCTAATTTTACATTTAAATCCGCTTCTTGGGAAATATTATTTTCATTAAGCATCTCAATAGAAGATTTATTCTCTTGAATATCTAGAGCTTTTTCTTCTGTTTTAACTGCTACTCCTTGCACATCAGCTGCAGGATTTAATGTTAATCCCACACCTAATGGGACAACTTTACCCAAGACTTGTCTATAAACGTACTTATTATTTGAAATTTTGCCACTTCCACCAAAGCTTCTTAATGAGCTTTCCATCTTTTCGATCTCTTTTTCGTCAGTTATAAACTTGCCATTTTCTATGTTTTTCTCGTTTTCGTCAAGAACTACTATGTTATATTCATTAAATCCAAGTTCCCAACTAGCTGAAATACTCATATAATTATTGCTAGTAGGATCATTACTTTCTTCAATTTGGTCTGCTAATTCTTTATTAACAACTTTCCAGATAACACCACCAAGAGTAATATTAAATGGTTGTTTCATGCTTGCTACTTCTTCAGAAGATAAACTCTCGTTACTTCCAAATTTACTAAAGCTAGCAGATAATATACAACCAATAACTTGATTTCTATTGTGTTCTACATTAATTGGCTTATTAACGAAATTTTTAGTAATCTTAGCGGCAGTTTCGCCATCAATAACATCGCCATTTTTATTAACTCTATTTACAACACAAGCATCAAAAGCAACAGGAAGAAGATCAATATTATCTTCTGTGTTAATATCAGGCAAGAATTTCTTTAATTTTTCTAATGAAGCTATTGAAAGATATTTATCTTTTTCTTCACTCACAACTGGTCTAATTTTAATATTAGCAAATGTACTTAAAAATTTTGTTTGTTTTTTCATAATTTATATTATATTTATATCGAATCCATAGATTACACCATCTTCTTCATCATCGAGATATAATTCATTAATATCATTAAATTCAAAATCATTTAAATCATAATTTTTTAAATCTTCTTGTGCTTGAGCAAAATCTTCATCGTCTGGTTCAAAATTAGCTTCTATTTCATAGTTAGAAACTGAGGCTCTTGCAATATCACTATCAGCTTTTCTATAAGAATCTTTTACTTTGCCACCGCGTACCATTTTTAAAAACATATTTACGCGTGCCATGGCCCAACCACCCCGAGTCATTCCTGGTCTGTGAGAAGAAGAAAATGCACCTGCGCCACGACGATATACTTTTTTTAGTTGACCAAGAGTTACTTTCTTTTTATTTTTACTATTATGTTCTTTAACTTTATTTTTAAGAGCTTCAATTACTTTTTTAGAAAATTCAATTGCTTTATCGCTCTTTGTTCCTGCACTGCCAGGTTTATTTTTAGATGAGCCTTTGCGTCTTTCAGATGGTTTTGCTGGAGTTTGAGCACCAGACTTTGGGCCTTTTCTTTTGGCGTTTGATTCAAAGCCATATTGTTCAGAATTATAATTCATTCTATATATAATATACACTTACAGAGAGGAGATTTTTAATTAATTTTAATTATTTTTTATATAATTCTTTAGACACATCATCTGCAGAACCCATAGTTGGTGTTTCTGGATATTTAGTGGGTAATTCTCTGGTATCATAAGTTGATTCGGAGCAACTAATTAAGAATAATAATGGAAACAATAATATAAACTTTTTCATAAATAGTATTACACTTGGTCAATTATCTTAAATAAATCCACCTTGCTTCATTTTAACTACAGATGAACCTTCTAAATTTGAAATTAATATAACTCCAGATTGTATTTGATCTAATTTTAATGAAGATATAAAATCAAATCTTACATCAAAACCCGTGCCACTAATTGAAATTCCTCCGTCGTTGTCTCCACCCCTTCCACCGATAGTTGTTACTTCTGATGTATTTAAATTTACTTTTCTAATATTATTATTTTGTGAAAAATATAAATTATTATATTGATCTATTATAGCCGATTGATTGGTAGTGTCTCCAAATTTTGCTCCAGTCCCAATACCATCACATAGTAATGGATTTGCTTCGGAATTAGTACAAGTTTGTTGAACTCCACTAATTCCAGCGAAAGTTGTTACTGTGCCGTTTGGTGTTACTTTTCTTAAATTATGATTATCTGAATCAAAAACATAAATGTTCTTATCAGAATCTATTGCTAGTGAACTTGGCGATGTAAATCTTGCATTTGCTCCTAATCCATCTTGAAATCCTGTTTGTCCAGCTAAACCTGCTAGTGTACTAACAGCCCCAGCTGAAGTTATCTTTCTTAAAGTTCTAGCTTGACTTACTGCACTAACTAAATATATATTATTATCAGAATCTATTGAAATTTTAGATGGTATATATGTAGGGAATCTTGCATCTGTACTATTTCCATCAATATAAAGATTTGTAGGATTTGATGCGTTACCAGCAAAAGTTGTTACAACTCCTGCTGGGGTTATTTTTCGAATACATCTTCCAGCTTGATCTACTGCAAATATATTATCATTTGAATCTATTACCATATCTCCTAAAGCAAAAAATCTTGTGCTAGTTGTTACGCCGTCTGTTGATCCTCCAGCCGTAAAGTTTCCTACGAAAAGACCCGTGCTATTTGTATTTATATCAAATTTTACAATTGCTCCAGCTAAAGTACCATCCTGTCTATGCCCTAAATACATATTTCCAGAACTGTCTTCTACTGCTACTCCATTAAAACGAAAACCACCACCACCAATAGATAAATGACTTCCTGCTCCAGATATGGGTTCCACTCCAACCGAAAAAACTGGTATATTTCCGATTATTAATGGAGAAAAATAATAAACATCAGAATTTAAATTTGCTTCTATATATGGTGGATTTGTATAAATTACTCCATTATCTTGTAAAGTACCTATTGTAGAAATCGAACCATTTTGATTAAAATTTATATATGTTTTTAATAATCCCACGGAAAAATTACACTAATTAATTTTTAAATTTATTACTAATAATCTTATCTGTTTCTGCTATATTGTCTTTAGGATTAGTTGCAACATTAGAAAGTGCTTCTTCTATTAATTTAGCTTCTGCATCTCGTCTGCGACTCATGCCCTTTTCAATACTTCCTCCAGCCCATATTCTTTTCATATTTCTTATTTGATTAGCTATAAAAGTTAATGCTTTTTGATCATAAACTGATACTAATTTCATACCATCTCTAATTAATTTCATTTCACGGCGACGATCACCTTCTAAAGCTGCTCCTCTATTAAATACAAGACTAACTAATCCACCTTTTGCATCTTCTGGAAGATTATCAAAATTAGGAAAAGTTTGTTTTGTTAAATTATAGAATTTAGTTACTGTTTTATTGTTGAATACTTTTAGTGCAAGATCCCAAGGAATAGAAATATCTTTTAATCCTCTAATAAGATTCTTGGCATTGTATCCTTTGATACCAACGACTTTATATAATCTATCAAAAGTTTCTTTAGGAAGGTCTTTCCAATCTTCGCTAAATTCAGTTTTATTTACATAGCCCAAATCGTAACCAACACCAATTGTAACTCCGCTTTGCTCTCCTGGCCATGCTGGACTTTTTAAAAATTTATTATAATAGTTTTCGCCACCGCCAACTTCAAATTCAAGAATAAGATCTAAGGATTTATCGTTAAGCATGTCGATTTATATCATCTTTCAATATTATTAAAATATTTTTTAATTTCATTTAATACGATGTCTTCCCCATAAGCCTGTTCATAACCTTCAAATTTAGAAAAAAAATTAATTTCTAAAACATAAATATTTTCATTTTCATCTTCTATAAAATCTATTCCACAATAATCTAAATCTAAAATATCCACTATATTTTTAGATATTTGTTCTAATTTTGGAAAATTAACTTTAGAAAAAATGGCACCAGTGCTAAAATTAATTATTTGATTATTTTTATTTTCTTTTAAAACTACTCCAGTAGATTTTTTATTTATCATCATTACTCTGTAGTCTTTTTTATTTTTTATAAATTTTTCTATAAAATAAGATTTTAATTCAATAATACTTTTAAAAAAAGCATTACCTTCTGTATATAAATATATGTTTTCACCACATGATGCGTTATTATGTTTTGCAATACATTCATTTAAATTTTCTTCTTTAAAAATATTTGTTATTGGTAGAAATGGTATATTATGTTGTTTAAAAAATATATGTTGATATATTTTATTATTAATTAAATTAATGTTTTTAGAGAATAAAAAATTTTTGTTATATAAATTTATATTACTTTCTTTTATTTTTTCTAAAAGAAGTTGAAAATTATATGGTCGTGAAAAAACTATAATATTTTTAAAATTTTCAATATTTACATATTTGTCATTTATTTTGACGAAAAGATCCATTTTATTTTGATTTATTTCATATTGAAATTCTTCAGTATCAGTTAAAATAAAATCTTCATCAAGAGATGCTTTTTTAATAATGTAATTATTGGATGAATTGTTTTTATTTATAAAAACAAGAATCTTCTCTTTTTCCATTTTAGTCTTCTGAGCCTTCGGTTGGATCTATACCCTCTTGATCAATCCAATCATTTAAAATTTTTTGTACGTTTTCTGGAGACATATTAATTAATATTTCTTTTAAAGAATCTGGATTTTCTGCTAGAGCATGTTCTTCTATTAAAACATCTTCTATAAGATTTTTTTCTTCTAGCATTAGTTGCTTAAAATAATCTAATCCATTCATTTAATTATTCATCACAACCAGGTCCAATTGCGCCGTATGTAAATATCGGACTCCAAGCAGTAAAACTATTTGGCTGTCTTCCTACTCCTCTTATTCTTAAAGATAAAAAACAAGCTATCTCAGCAACTTGCTGACTTATCGCCAAATTATTTGTGAAAATACTGAAAGTAGGGAAATCGGCATTTGCAGTCAAACTTTGAATAACCTCAACTTCATAGGAAATTATATAACTTCTAATTAAATCTGGGACAGTAAAAGTAATACTGAACCTAGGATTTTCATCTCCAGGAAATGATACTGTACCAAAAGCAATATTTGAAATACTAAGGTTATAACTAGAAAGTTTTGATGCAATTATTTTTCCCATTTTAATTATTTATCCTATCTATTGTTTTATCAATTACACTATCTTGAGGTACTTTTTCTTTTAGCCAAGTGTTCATAACACCAAAATAAACAAGATGTTCACTATCAATTAAATAAAGTTCATTAGCGAAATTGTCTTTATAGGGCTTAACTCCAGAATCTTCAACTAGATCAATTGCTTTTTCTTTTTTAAATTTAATTCTGTACATTTTAATTAGATTATTATATCGTTCGCGCGCCTGACGAGTAATAAGAGCATCATCACCAACAAAAGAAATTAATCCACCATTATCTTTATCATATTGTTTTGGAGTAGTTGCATCATAAGATGATTTGTCATCTTGTATTTTATTAGGCGTTACAGTAGCGCAACCAATAAAAAGAAAATTAAGAGCTAATATGCTTGCGAGCTTGTTCAAGATCTTTTTCCTTTACTGCATTTTCAATTTCACTTTGATGGTCAACTTCTTTTTGAGCTTCTTGGCGATCTTTCATTTCTTTTGTGTTCTTTGCTCCGAACACATTATTGATTGCTGCGAATATTCCAGATACTGCTGAAAGTAATGCTGTTAATATTCCAGTTGGCATGATTACTCTACGTAACTTGCTGTTGCGTCTTTGCATCCAGAAGCAATAGCGTTAAGTACCTTTACTGCAAGAGCACCATTTCCATCTAGTCTAGCAAATTGTTGAGCATAAAGATCTTTGATTACAGTAACATAATTTGCCCAATGAGTTTTTTCGCTTGGAAGATAATCGTTAAGAGCTTTTTGGAGTTGCGCTGGGGTTGGAGTACTTCCAACTGTTAGTGCTTCTACAATTGCTGCAACATTATTTATCATTTTGGCTTTTTCAATTCTATCATTGCCAGAAGTGGCTTGATCAAGAACAACAGTGCAAGCTAATACAACTGCTGGCTTAACATAAGGAAGAGTATTTTCAACACTTGTTGCAACATCAACTTTTCCAGTTTGAGTTGTTGCACAAGCTCCAAGAAATACGCTCAAAAGAGCAACTGCGGCTAATTGTATTTTATTCATATGTTTTCTCCATTTCTTATTTTTGCTTCAATCGTTTGACCTACTGTTCCGCCAGTAACTGCTGCATCTTTTACTGTTAATGCAAAAATAATACCAGAAACAACTGCAACTAATTTTGCAATTCCTGTGATATAAACTTCTGCTTTGTCTGGAAGAAATGCTACTAATGAAGGATCAGAATGAATTGCTATTGCTGTACAAACTGCAACAACTGTTGTAACTCCAGACGAGCTAGATCTCCAATTTGGGCCAAATATTTTAGATAGCATAGTTTTCATAAAAGATTACACATTATTATATATTATAATTAATTATATATCAAATAATTATTATGTAAAATTAATATAAGGATTATAGAAGCTAATACTTCCACCTCTGACTCCATCATTATTTAAATAAGTATGATTTTCTGCAAAATACATAGCTAAAGATACAGCTGTTGTTGATGGTGGAACTGGTATTGTATAATTAAGTAATTGCCAAGCATCATAATTTCGATCAGTTAAGTAAGATTGTTCTATTTTCTTGAGATCTAAATTACTATGCCATCTTATAGGAGGGCCGCTCAGGGAATATCCACCCCACATAAAAAGAGAATTGCTTGTGCCTTCTTGATAATTTGTATAACTAGAAGTTCCACCTAATAAACTAGGAACATCAGAACCACAAATTGCAACAAAATTTACATAATATTTATTTAAAGAAGAACTATATGAAAATAAATATATTCCACCAAAATTTCTTGATCTAAATTCATCATCTTTTGGAACTCTAACGCTACAACCAAAGTTTATATTAGTAGATCCACCAGGAATATTTACACTTTGATATATTTCATACTTTGCCCAATCTGTAGAGCTAGTCGTTGGTCCAGAAGCTGTATTTGTTATGCTTTTAACTGGTATATCTGGAAAAGATCTATTAAGACTATTAAATCCTATTAAAGTACTACCAATTGAAGTCATTTTAACTATTCTTTTTTGAATAGGATGATTATAGCCTAAATCGTAATATGGTCTTCTTGTATTTAAATAATATTTAGGACCAAGGCTTTTGTAATTAGAAGTATTTGTAAAAATTGGTGAGCAAAAGAAATAAGGATTATCAAAGCCATTTGTTAAGACAGTGCTTCCATTCCAAGCTTCTACTGTATTTTGATAATCATTAGTCGTATCAAGAAAACTATTTGTTAAAGAATTTGATCCACCATAAAATGGAGCTGCATAACTTCTATAACTCTCTACGAAATTACCAGCATTAACTGGAGTATAAATCATATCGTATTTCCGTACATTATGTATCCATTATTTCCTGTATGTAAAAGAGATACTGTTGCAAATTTTCCTGCTGTTCTATAATATCCACCAAAACTATTAATTGTAATACCATTTCCTGATCCAGTTATAAATATTCCAGAATTTATTTGTATTATTGAAGTATTAAATCCTATTGGATTTCCACTAACTATTCTTCCAGTAATTTCATTTGTAGAATGATTGGCTAATATAACTCTACCATTATCATTTCCAGATATAATAAAATTAGTTGTCTCATTAACCAATTGGGGCGTTGCATTAATTAAATTAGAATTATTTAAATCCAAACCAGAAGTAAAAATTCCAGAATTATTAAAAGTTTTAACTCCGCTAATGTTTTGATTACCAGTATTGTAAACAAGATTAGGAGCGCTAACTGGATTTGTTAAAACAACTAATCCACTTGTTATTGTTACATCTACTCCAGAAAGAGAAATAATATCAACACTATTTAAATCAATAGCATTAAAAATACCAGTCCCAGAAACTTGAAGATTATTTGCAAAAGTTTTGACTCCAGAGATAGTTTGGTTACCAGTATTGAGAACAACTTCATCTAATAAGGCTACTGGTCTACTGGAAAAAGGACTTGATGTTCGTACTTCTGGCCTTTTATCACGAAAAAAATAATCAGGAGAATTAAAAACTAAACCATCCGAACCAGGACCAAAAGTTATGTATGTATCATAAATGCCACCAGCTGCAATTAATTTAAGGGTTCGCAAAGTACTTTGATATCCACTTATAATAAGATTATTATCACCATCTGAATAAATAGCGTTTTGAGAATCACCTATTTGTATATTATTTTTAAATATTTTATTTCCACTAATAGTTTGATTTCCTCCAGTAGTTGCAATAGCATCAATTAATATTGGATTTATAGCATCATTTCCATTAGCATGGTGAGATGTATTGTGAGAATAAGTTGGATAAATTTTTACATTTCCACCAGACCAATTAGTTAAAGGTAGTAGTGTTGCATCCCAATTAGCGGTTACAATTGGAGATGCATCTAATAAACCATTATTTAAAATATACCACCATCTAGATGTTCCAGTATTATAATAAATTTCAGTTCCACTAGCTGCACCAATTCCACTATAATAAAAATTAGGATTTGGATAAACATTTGTTCTGTATTCAGAAACTGATTTAAATCTAGATGTATTAGCAGGATGAGAAGCAATAAATATCGATGGATTAGATCCTGGATTGTAACCAGGATACATAACTATATCTTGATCTACAAATCTTTTTTGACCACTTATATTTTGATTGCCAGTATTGTAAACTAAATTATTAGCTAATATATTTCCAATTACTTGTAATTTTTCAGATGGAGTATTTGTGCCAATGCCGATATTGTCGCCTGTCCAATATAAAACTGCTTCTCCATTTTGGTTAGCTAAATATCTGTCGTTCCATGCAACAGATAATTCCTCGCCAGCGTCAAATAAGGCATATTCTTCAGTGCTTAAAATTATATTATTATTTTGATCTCTAATAAATACATGATCACCATCAACATTAATATAATGATATCTACCTATTCTATTATTATCTCCACTTAAAAGTATATCACCATAAAAACTTTTATTTCCACTAATAGTTTGGTTTCCAGTATTGTAAATTAAATTCGGAGCAAAGATACCAGTTTCGAAAGTTTTAACTCCACTAATTCTTTGATTTCCAGTATTGTAAATTAAATTCGGAGCAATTATTCCTGTCGCAAAAGTTTTGATTCCAGATATAGTTTGGTTTCCAGTATTGTAAATTAAATTCGGAGCAAAGATACCAGTTTCGAAAGTTTTAACTCCACTAATTCTTTGATTTCCAGTTAACAGGACTGTTTCATTTAAAGTAACTCCAGAAATATATTCAAGCAGTAGACCACTTTGAGAACCTATTGTATCAATAAAAAATCCACTTAAATCAGTTTGATCGATTTGCTTTGTTCTAATAAAATTAGGCATATTATTTTACCTTACTATGATAAAGAATACTTGCAAGATAACTATCTACTTGATGATCATAAGCAATAGAATTTACGCTAGCAACAACTTCTTGATTTTGATCAACTGGTTGTTTAATATAATCTTCTATTTTAGAAACCCAATTTTCTGGAGTTTCATTTGCTACGATAATTTTACTAATTTGTTCTGCTACTTCTTTTTGGTTGTAGCTTAATTTTTTAAGATTATGTTTTTTACGAAGAGCAGATGATACTTCTTCTTCTAGTTTTTGAGCAAGAACAAGATTTTCTTTTACTTTAGAAAGGCTAAACTTATCTTCGTTAGCTTTGGATTGTTTGCCTTGACCAATTGGAGAAACATTTTTAGTTGATTGTGGAGTTCCAGAACCAGCTGGTCTTCCTGCGCTGTCTGGAACTTTTGCGCCACCAATTAGTGGTTGATAAAATCCTTGATCTTTTAGATCTTTAAATTTTTGTTGAGCTTCAGTAGACTCTTCTGCATTTGGAAGGCGACCAGTTTCAATTGCTCTAATGCCTTCTTCTGGAGTAAGAACACCTAATTCAACTAGACGAGTATAAACTCTAGAATATTGAATATCATCTTTAAGATCAATGTCTTCGAAATTTGGCATTGGATAATTTTTAAATCCAAGCTCTTTGCTCATTCTACGAATTTCTGGTACTAAAAATTCATTAATAAATGCTTGACGAGCTTGTTTTAATCTTTCAATAAATACTTGCACTTTAATGCTTGTGTTAGCAAATTTTTCATCACCAATAAGAATATTATTTAAACCAATTTGAATATCTCTATCTACAACTTGATATTTTTCTGGTCCTATTAAATTTCCAATATTAGGAATTACAAATTCAGCTTTGGTTGTATAATCAGCAATCAAAACTCTACCCACGCTTTGATTTGCAAAAAGTTGTTGCATTGATTCAAGATTTTTTTGATTGACTCCTCCTTTTTCTGGATCTGTGCCCATCGTTACAAGGAGAATCGCTTGTTGCATAGTTCTAGCTACTGCCATGTCCATTTTTTTCATTTCAGCTTTCCAATTGATATCTTCCAAAACTGGAAATCCCATTGGAACTGAAAATGGCTCGTAATCTTGTTTTTTATAAAATACTGCTGCAATTCGATCTGCTTCAAGTGGCAAAGTTAAAATTCCAATAGCCTTTTGTTGAATAAGTTTTCTTGTTTCTGGCGGAAGACTTTGTAAAACTTCTTTATCTTCATCAGTTTTTGGAGACTTTAATCTTTCGAGTTCATAATCACTTAATAGTTTGTAATATTTTCTTTGAGAAAAATTAATTGTTCCAGCAATTTGAATATCTGCTGGATTGAGTATGATATATTTAGATGGTAAATTAACCGCAGCTTTAGTGGTCGCTAATCCAAATGTTTGAGTAATTTTAGATACATCTTCTTCTGAAATTTTCGTATCAAATCTATAAATAAATACATTACCACTACGATAATATTCACGGAAAAATTTATCTTGAAGATCATTAATATTTATTTTTCTAAATAATGATTCAAAAAATGTTCTAGATTTGGAACTGCCACCAGTAAAGTAAATATCGCTACAAGAAAACTCTGTCATCAAGTCGATCGTGTTTCTGAAAATAGCAAAATTATAATATGCTTTTTGGCAAAGAATAACTGCATCTCTAATATTTAAATTAGAATCATTTTTAATGCCAGTAGAATATCTGAATGGGATAATGCCATCATCAATATTCTTATATCTATCTGTTCTTATAATTGTACTAGCAGCATTTCTTCTGACTCCATTAGACCCTGAACTAGTGGAAGCCTTAACTTCTTTATAAGAAGATTCAGATACCATATAAGGTTGAACATCAGCTGCTTTAGCTATTTTTTCTTGTTTTTTAATTTTTTTGGCCATTTTACGTGGATTATTACACCTTTATTTAATCATTATAGGCGAAAAAGTTGGACTTTCAACAGTTTCTGGTTCTTTCATCATATCATTATAGCATTTTAAGGCCCAATTTGCTAACATAAGTGCTGAATAATTATCTTTTCTGGCTTTATTGGCAGAAGAACTTCTTTTGAGGTGTTGTGGTAAATCAAAGCTTTGAGTACCACGGCTGGTGCTAGAATGTTCAACTAGAGCGCATTGTTTTTTAGTCTGATATATATAATCATCTTGATTTTCAATAAAATCTAATGTTGTCCAATCTTTTTTGTCTTCTCCTCTAATTAAATCTAAATTTGCTGCTCCTTGATTTAATACTGTATTAAAGAAAGATTCATATGCTCCAGTTTTACTAGCAAACCATATTTTCTTATAATCAATACAAGCTTGTAAATGTTCGTTAGCTTTACGAATAAATGAACTTGTAAATACTTGGTTAAAAGCTATTTTTTTATCTTCTATATTATATTTTCTTCTAGCATTTTTAACCATAAGATCATAATCAACGCCTTCTAAGTCACTATCAAAATCAAATGTTTTAATTTCAAGTTTATCTTTTTTAAATAATTCTGATTGATTACAAGCTGATAAGAAAACATCTGCTCCTGCATTATCTATAATCATTAAAATGATATTAAAATTACTTAATATATAATATAAATATGCAACGTGATTTTTTAAGTTACCTAAACCAGCATAAGTGTGAACTAATGTGCCTTGTCCTGTTTCCTCCTCTACTTCTAAAACAGCCATAGCAAAATAATCTGCATTTGGACTATCACTCATATTAGGATCGATGCCAAGAATGTATTTTTTCTTTGGATCTCCTCTTAATAAAGTATGAGGAGCTTCTCCTAAAGGTAATGTGCAATCTTCCATTTTCTTTGCGTTAAAATAACTATCACTACCATCTGTAAATCGAGCACAATATTCTCTCATAAAACTACTATGACTAAATCCGCCAGCTTGAGCTTCTTCGATAATTGTTTTATCAATCATTTCTTCAGGAAGAGCTTCGTAACTCATTTGGCTGACAAAATATGTGGCTTCTTGTTTTTCTTTTGATTCAATTTTTTCAGACCATTCTTTATAAGTCTTGTAAAGATTTTCAAAAGTATAACTAGCAGATGAAAGTGCAATCATTTTGCTAGTATTTTCAAAGACCATTCTCTCATCTTCTTTCATTAAGCCATCTGATATAAGTTTATCCTCTAATTCTCTGATTTCCATACGCTCTTTCATATTTTGAGGAGCAACCAAGAATGGCATCAATACATTTTTAATAATTTCTTCTGGAAGCAAAAGAAACTCGTCAAGGACTAAAATGTTTGCTCGAAATCCTCGAATCTTTTCACCATTAAGAGGAATAGCGACGATGCTTCCACCATTAATTTGCCATTCAAATTGATCGTTTCTTTTAGCTTTAGCACCAAAACATTGAGCAAGTAGTTCTGCGCCTTTGCTATCTACAATTTTTTCTAAGTTATTAAAAATAAAACGCGCAGTTCTAAATGTTGGGCCAGCAATTAAAATTTTAGTATTAGGTTCAAATACACATTGAAGAAAACAAAATACTGCTGCCATAAATGACTTACCGCAACCACGACCAAACACGCACATGTTAAAATTTCTATTCATTAAAGCTTTAAGATGCAGCTCTTGATATGGAGCTAGCTTAACTCCACTAATAAGTTCTGTTGTGAATCCAATATTAGCTCTAAGAAATTTAGCTAAAGAGATTTTAGCTTCTTTATCATTAAGGAATCCTTTAAGCTGAGATAATTCAGCATTAACATCTTTAACTTCTCTTATATATTTATCTGGACAATATATCATAAAAGTTTCATATCATAAGCTAATTGTAAATCTACTTTTTTATAAAAACATTTACTAGCTAAAATAGATTCTATAGTTCTTTTCATCTCTTCTCTGCCATCTACAAAAACAAATTGTAGATTATCAAATTCTTGAAGTAATTGTCTAACATTATGAAATATAAACTCTGGAGTTGCTTTAATCTTTTTGCTAATATGAGGAAGATATTGAAAACTAAGTGCATTAGAAAGCTTTTCTTCTACTATAACAATAAGATAAGCGTTATCTTTTTTTGCTCTAGTTATCTCGTTTTTAAATCTTTCAAGATTACCAACGCTTAGAGTACTAATAAAATCACTAAGACTTTTTCTTTCTATAAAACAACTACAATTATCATTAGAACAAGTATAATCTCCATATGGTAGGGTCTTTATTTCAAAAGGTATATTAAATTTAAGCCAATTCTGTTCTCTTGTATCAACATAAATTGTGTCTTTTGAATTTAATTTATTTTTAAATTGGTGAATGATATTATTCGGATGTATAAACTTATTTTCTAAGCCTACGCTAGAGCAAACATCATAATAATCATTAAACAATTTATTATAAGAGATAATAGATGGCGCCATAATAGTTCTTAATTCTACTTGACAAGGACTATATGTTAATTTTTTGTCTTCTTTTCTTTTAGCTAATAATTGTTTGGTATACTCTTGAGCTTTATCTAATGGTTGTTCTTTGAGCCATTTTTTCATGTTATTCTTATCATTAAAGTCGCTATTAAAATATTGCTCTTTAGTTTTAAAATTAATAGTATCGCCAGTAAGAAGATCTTTTTTAGGATAATAAGTATGATAGTATTTTTCTTTGTTTAAACCATAACCTCTAAGTGCAAGATGCAAGCTTTTTTCATCTTTAAATTCTTTACCATCTACTTTACAAATAACTGACATAAGATTAACCATTTAATATTTCGTCTTTTGAAATTCCTAAAATTTTACATTTAACTTCATCCATAGATGATAATCTGTCTATTTCTTTTTCTACAGTTTTCTTTCTCATTTCTGCCATTTTAATTAATTTAGCGCGGCTTTCTTCTTCTTTCCACATTTGTACAAGGTTAATAATCGATGCTGTTTCTTTCACTTGTTTGCTTAATCTTTCGCTTCGTTTTACTTTAAGATCATTGTTTAATTTTTGTTGACGATTAACGCAATCGTTGTATTCTTTTCTTGCTGTATTACTTGCCTCAACTATCGCCATTGGAATCTTGCCATCTTCTTGAATTGCAATATCAATTTGATTTTGAAGAACACTAATTGTTTGTTGAATATTAGAAGATATCAATACTTCTGTGCAAAGAACAATATATTGATCAACTTCTTCTTGTGTTAAGTCTGCTTTATTGTATGTATATCTAATAAAGCTACTTTCAAAAAGTTCTCTATCACTTTCGTTATCATAAAGATTAATTTGATGAATAAATCTATGAGTATTCATATAACCAATTACTGCTATGATTTCTCTTTTTTGAGCATGAGTGATTTTAGTTTTATCAATACCATCCATAACATATTTATTAATTTTTGCTACCATTCTTTCTTCGCTACGAGGTGGCTTGTAATCTCCAGAAGCTGCGTCTTCATTTTCTGTGTTATTATATTTAATGTTAGTTGGAATAATTTTCATATATTCCAAAACACTTCTAGTCTCTTGACATAAATTAGTTAGTGCTTCATTTTTAAATAAAATTTTACCCATTTCTAAACCAGTCATAGTTAAGCAATTATTGCTAATGTATTCTTTTTGTTCGTTTGTTAATTCTATGAGACCTTTAGCTTCGTATTCATGACTTTTTCTTGGTTTAATATGTCTAGAAGCAAGAAATTGTTTTACAGCTTTGCCCTCTTTACTACGACCATCAAGATCATCTCTATCAAAAGCAAGTTTAACTAACTCTGCTAAAGATGGAGGGTTATCTGGACGATTATTCCATTCTGTGAGTAATTTTAATTGCTGTTCGTCTGTGAGAACGAAAATATCTTCGCTCATATAATATCAATATCTCCATTATACAAGTGCTTCTTGACTTTAATAATAATTGATTTTTTTAGATTTTTAATTTGCTTGTATCCTGCCATGCGATTCTTTTCAGTTGTTCTATATCCCATTAATTTAGCAACTTGTTCATCATCTTTGCCATCTATATATAAGTATTGATAAATTTTCCATTCAATTGGTTTTAATATTTTAAACATTTTATTATGTACATTTTGTGCTGTGGCCTCAAGATTGAAATTTTCATTTTTCATATCATTTATTTCTTGAGTATGATTTTCTAAGCTTACTGTTAGTTTGGTATCATGTGCACTTTTCTTATTCTTTTCCCAATTTGCATACAATGGACAATTTGAACATTGTTTGCTGTAAATTCCACAACCATCATCACTTTCTGCAGCAGAACATTTTAAACAAGGTCTTGTATAATTGCTATAATTATTACGAATAAGATTTTTAATTTGATTACTTATAATTCTATTAACCCAAGGGGCAAGAGGTTTAGAGGAATCATAAAGATGCCACTTTTTATAAATATGAAATCTTAAAATTTGAGAAACATCACTAAAATCCATCCAAGCAATTGCTGTTAAATTCCACTTATTTTTTCTTTTAAGGATTTCTGTATTTATATTATCTATACAATTTTCAAACTTGGGTTTTTTAGCCATTGTTTCGTCCTCTACGACGTTTGGCTGAATTTGTTGATGTTCTTGAAGCTGGACGAATTGCTCCACCTTCTCTTGCGAAATCCTCTAATACTTTTTTAGTATCTACTTTTTCTGAAGACCTGTATTTTCTTAAATCGTTTTTATCTGAAGAACCAATTATACTACCAATTTTTTCTCCTTTATTTTGATTAATGTCAACATCAAAATCTAAATTATTAATATCTGGTACTTCATTTACTTCTGTAATTTCACTGTCATCATCCTCATAATCTTCTGGTTCAATATTTGGTCTTTTAGCTTTACTTATAGTTGGCTTTTGCATTTGTACTGGCAAAGCTACTTTTTCTTCTTTTTTAGCACCAAAAAATGAATTTCCACAATTTGTGCAAAATTTAGGTTTATTTAGGGAATATCCAGTTGGAGAACCACATTCAGGACAGTAAATTTTTAACATACATTATTATATGCTAAATAAAGAGTATATTCTAAATATTTAAATTTAATTTAAAATAACGATATATTGTATTTAAGCAGCGGTGATGATGAGGCTTGACGACCATCCAGTTGTGGGGATAATTCCGCTGGTAACTTCTACTACATTTGCTAGGTTGAAATCGTACTCAATATTTGTATCACAATTATATAGTCCGTAATACCTATAGATCCAATCACCGCCTTCTTTGATAACAGATATCTTATAAATATCTACATTTTCATCTCGTTCTGTAGCTCCGCAATACACCTCTTCCTCAAAAGTATATGGGTATGATGTAGTTCTATATTCTGTGCTACTAACTTTAGCTAGAGCTATTGTTTGGTTAATATAAAAATTATCAACAACATTGATCGTGTTTGTGGTCGCGACAGGAATTCCGCTGGGTGCGGCTGAAACTATTCTTTTTTTAGGAACATATAAATTTATTCCTTTTTTGAAGTTCCCGAGTTGTTTGGTTTTCTTGACTATCATATAGCCAATATAAAGTTAAATTAACTTCTTTCCCAGCAAATATAACTTGAATTCAATCCACTAACGCTAACTATTCCTGTATAATTAAGATCACTTAAACTTCCACCATCACCACCTCCAGAAACAGTACTTGAAGCTAGAACAAAATTAAATGAATTAGAAGCAGCAGAAGCTCCGTATTTCACATAAAGATTGCCGCTTTGTAAATTTTGAATAAAAAGTTCTTCGCGATTAGCATTTGCTTGTAATACTGTTCCATTTGTTCCACTTGGTGTAAAATTAGATATTGGGTCTGCTGGATTAGCATCATAAACTAAATTTAATCTTTTTTCAGTAGTATCTGTTGTAATGTTGGACATATTAAATATGATTACACATCAAATATAAAAATTGATATTATAAATCTTCTACGCCATTGATTGAACAAATAACTGCTCCATCACTACCGTTATCTATATTTGTAGCAGTAAGTATAAGTACTTCTCCAAATTCAACTGGAAATGGATCATCAAATACAATAACATTTTGTGTTGATTTATTTGTTATTATATTTTGAACTAAAAATAAACTATCAAAAACTAATCTTGTTGCACTTGTATCTTTCCAAATTAAATTGTAATTTGGAGCTTGAGTAAATCTTCCATCTTGTAAATTTCTAGGAACACCAAGATATAATTTCCAAAGAAATGCAGCAGCTGCATTTCCTCCTGGTATTTCAACGCTTGCAACATTTATGCTATCTATTAATAATCTTCTTCTATCAATAGTATTTAGATCAACATTAATTGGTGCAGCGCAAATTGATAAAATTGGAATTTCATTGCTAAAATTTGATCCGCCACCATCATTTATTTGACGTAAATTAGAGGCAATCGAAAATGGTGGAGCAAATTTAGTAATTTTTCCTTCTGTTGTGCCACAAACAGATGCTGTTTTAACTGTTGCAGTATCTAAACTAGTATCTCCTAAAGTTTTTTCTACTCTTATTCTAAATGGAAATCTTGGTTCATTAACCCAAGGTCTAATTGCTTTGTTGGTATTTGTCCAAGGTATTAAATGAATAGGGTTAAAGCCTTGAGCATCATCTTTTGCTATATTAAATTGAATTGGAAGAGATCCTAACCAACCAAATTTAATATTATAAATATTAAATAATTGTGGATTAAAGTTCATTAAGCTAATTCCACTTCCATTCATTTTATCTATATTCCAATTAGTTTGCATATACCAATCTTCTATTGGATTTTTACCAGCTCTAAAAGTAGAAAAAGATCCAGTTATTCCATTTCCACTTAATGTATAAGATCCAAGGACTGGTCCAGATTTTTGACGAACAAAATAAACAGAATTATCTAATTGATAACTTTTATAAAAAGTACCGCTATCTATGTAGCCAGTAAAATAATCAGCAAGTTCTTTACATAGTCCAGTTGTTGTATTTCCAGTTATACTTACTATATTATTATATCCATTTAATTTTACTGTAGCATTTCTAGTTCCAGCGTTTGATGCATTTGTTACTGTCAATTTTTGTAATTCTTGAGCGCCGTCATATCTGTGAAGAATACCGAAGTTAAGACCAGAGTATCCAAAAGCTAATCCTTCTTCATTATTTATAATTCCAACATATTGTAATATACCAGTTTTTGGAGTATCAAAAATTGCTGTAAATTTTGCATCGGCGCTAATTCCAGGTTGATAGCTAAGTACTGTTCTGCTTCTTAAATCAGCATAAGCAATAGCTCCAGTCGAATTTGTAACTATAGCCATTCCAGAAGCGGTTGTTACATTATTTGTAAGGTTACCATTATAAGAAAATTTTTGCCAAACTCTAGCATCATAAACTCTATTTCCATAGGCTTGAACCATTGGTTCAGACTCTGTTACTAGTAATCTTCCAAAAGCGCTAGTAGATGTTCCACCAAGTTGTACTTGTTGCACTACTGGGTTTGAGGCTATTTTTATTCCATTACCAGTTAAAATATCTTCTATACTATCTAATTTACTAAAATCTAATGCTTGATAAAGTCCACTTTGACTATTATAAACAAGACCTATCCGTTTTTCTGTTTGATCATCTACTTGTACTAATGGAGCCATAAATATGGTTACACTAGAGTTAGTTTAATTCTTCAAATTTCTCAATAATATATGCTAAGATATCATTTCTCATAATATCTTCTCTACCAAATTTAAAAGTGCATATTCCTTTATCTGAGCTTTTCTTATCGTCAAAAAGGTTGTATATCTTTTCAAATCCGCTATTTTTAATATCAGATTGTCTAATATCTCCAATTAATATTAATTTACTAAATTTGCCCATTCTAGTAGTAATAAGTAACAAATCATGAACACTTAAATTTTGAGCTTCGTCGCAGATAATATAGCTAGCATTAATGCTGAGTCCTCGCAAAAATCCTACTGGTAATCCTTTAACTCTTTCTTGTTTGAGTAGCATCTCGACTTGTCCCTTTGGTAATAGTTCATGAAGTTTATCCATTAGTGGTTGAAGATAAGGATCAAGTTTGCTATGAAGATCGCCCTTAAGGAATCCGAGATTATGAGAAGAGCTTTCTACTGGATTACGAATATAAAATATTTCACCAATCTTTTTTTGATTTATAGCATTTAACGCTGCATAAACTGAAAGTAAACTCTTTGCTGTTCCTGCTGGACCTTTGCAGAATACCATTTTAGTACTTTTATCTTGAAGTAGTTGAATAAATTTCTTTTGATTATCTGTCCATTGTAGTTCGCGAATATTCAAGAACCCTTCAATTTTATCTCTTTGAGGAACAGGAGCTGACTTGTCTTCTTTTTGTTTGTGTTTTTTAGACATTATACTTGCAAACTATATTACACAATAATTATACTAATATAGAATCTTCAAGAAAAGCTTTTGTGGCTTTGTCATGTTTTGCTATAAAGTTTTTAAAATCATCTAAAATCAATCCATCTCCGATTGAAGTCATGTATCTTGTTACAGCGATAGAATTATCTTTTTGATAATTTAGAAAATTTTTTATAACTTTTTTTTCATTAATATTTTGAAATTTTTTATATTTAGGTATTATTCTGGCATCACAACCATTTTTTAATAAATCATTAGAGTATTTAATATCTAAATACTGTAAGTCTCCATTAAAAAAATAAAAACAATTATATAAAAAAACTTTATCTTTATTAAAATCAATTATTTTGTTTGTTATAAAAATCCGATGTCCATTTTTAGTTTTATATATTCTAGAATTTAAACTATTTAATTTATAAAAATTTTCTGCTTTTTGTATGATTTCATCATTATTTAAAAGATCAACATCTACAATTAACATATTAGAAGTTCTTAATACTATTGTTTGACCTATATGGCTAACAGTGTGATCTGTCATATAATAAATTACACAAAATAGTGTAATATAAAATATGGCATTTTTGAACACTAATATACCACCTATAGAATGCTATGTAAGAGCAAATTACTTAAGAAATCAAGAAGATAGTTTTGATAAAAAATTCAAATGTTTAATATTTGGTGTGACTAGTTTACCAAGTCAAGTTCCTTTATTTAATTTTCTAATGGAAGATGGTGGAATATGGTGGCATGCTCCTATAAGCGCTTTTTGTTGGAAAGAAGATGCGCCAGATATGGAATTAACCGAATTAGAACTTTGGGATAGTTTTAGTTATCATATATCTGTAACAACTTTTTATTTATTAGAAAATAAAGTAGTAAAATATAAAGGCCGTACTGGTAAAGAATATACTGGTCGTTATTTGTTTACTCTTGATTGGGCACATAGTGATTATAATGAATTAAATTTTGGATTTAGTCAAAGACCAGATCAACACAAAGCTGGTCATGTTATAAAACTTGATAATGGTAATTTTGCAATACAACCTAATAATAGAATAAAAGTATTCGATCCAAGCTTCGCAACAAAAACAAATGAATTATTGTTGCAAAGAAAAATAAATTCTCATATTTACACTTCTGAAAATAGCCCCAAATGGATTACTGAAGATAGTGATAATTATGATTATAAAATAGAGGAAATAAAAAGTGAAGAAAATAATAAACATAACTGAAAAGAATATATTTGAGGGTGAAAAAGCTAATCCTCAAAATTGTGCTATAGCTAGAGCTATAAAAAGAAATATGAAAGGCAAATTAATGAGCGTTTCAGTATTGCCCTCTCATATAGTTGTAAAAACTAAAAATAAAGAATATATAGCTGTAATGCCAAAAGAAGGTTCAAGTTTTATTAAAAGATTTGATCGAGGTTTAGCCGTAAATTCTTTTAAACTAAATTTAAAATTTAAAAAAGATTTCGCGCTATTTTAAATTCGGATCTGCTAGATCTGGATTGTGGGTTTGCTTTGTTCCCCTTTTAAAGGGTATAGATAAATTTTTTACTATTTCAATTGGCTTTTCTATTATTTTTTCTTTGATTATTTCTTTAATTACTTCGACTTCTTTTTCATCAAATTTTCTATTAGCTGCAATGTTGTAAGCTAATAGTAGTGATACTGCTAATGGATCAAATACTGCCACTATAATTAATATAAAATACTTAACAATAGTTTCTATTTTTACATTAAATGCTTCTGCTATAAATTTATATGTTCCAATATCAGATGATACAATTTGTTTATTTAAAATTATTAGTTGATTGTCAATATTATTAATTTCTTTATTTAATTCTTCGTTATTAATATTAATTTTCTGTATATTAGATTCTAATGTAGAGATACTAGATTGCATTGTATCTAATGTTTTAGACTTTAATTCTACTGATTTTTTATCTACTACTTTTTCTTGAATATCACTACTAAATAACCCTCCAGATTTAGTCACTGTTGTAGTTGTGGACTGATCTAAAGCTTTAGTTAGATTATTTTCTTGGTTTTTACGAGTATCTACAAGAGTCTTGGCTCTATCATTATTTGAAACTATTTGATCTTTTAATGAAGTTTTTTTAACTTGTAATAAAGATACTTGAGATTCAATTGCATCTATATTACTTTTAGTTGAGTAGAAAGCTTGACTAAGAAATCCAAATATACCTAAACTTGTAATAGCCATTAGAATTACTACTGCGCTTATTAAATATGTTTTGATAATATTATTGATTTTTTTCCAATATCTATATAAAAAGCTAGTTGCCATTATTTTACCAAATTCTAGACTACTAGCCATAATAATTGCTGGCCAAAAGCTACCAGAGAATAAAAGTCCAATTCCTTTTACAGAAAAGAAAGCTCCACAAGAGGCTAAGAATAAGGCTGATAAGCCTAATAATACTTTAAACATTAAAACTAATTACACTAGTTAGCTAAATATTCTGCTGCTTCTACGTTACCTTCTCCAAAAAGCCATTCTGCCATTTTAAATGCATCTTTTTTCATATTGAAATTAACACCTTCCATTTCTACTATGCTTCCGCCATTATTAATATCATATAAGTAAAATTTTCCTCTCCATTCGTATACGCATACAGCATGGCCTTCTCTTACTCTTCTGCCGTTTTTGTTTTCATAATAAATTGTTCCTAGAACTTCGCTCCATATATTATGTTGGCCTAGTTTCTTATTAATTGCTTCATAAGCTACTATGCTATTTACAAGACAAGAATTAGGATAGTTTAAAGGTATTCTTTTATTGATTTGAGCATTAGAAAATGAACAACTAAATATAAATAAGAAAAATATTATAAATTTTTTCATATTAAGTTTTAACTAAACCTCTAATATAACCTTTAGAATTCCATATACGTCTAAGATTTTGATAAGAAATAACTCTAATTCCTGGAGTTTTGATATTTGGATCAGTTATTATGAATAATTTCTTTTTTTCGCAATATCCATTTACTACAACAGTATGACCTCCATATAACGTGGTATCAATAAGAACTGGGCGGTTATTTTTAATTTCATTAATAATAAAATCTAAACCTTGATTTCCATTATTTATTGAATATAATTTTTGCTCCCATTCGATTCCAAAATCTTTTAATCCTCTAGTAAGTTTAATAAATAGTATAGCTTTATATAAGCGTTTATCATTGTCTTTATAATCTATTCCATCTGCATGTCTTTTTATATCTTTTTGATCAATTTTTTTTCCATAGTAATCAAGAACCATTTCTGCAGAAGCTCCTACGCATAAGTTATTATATTGAGGAATATGATTTACTTCACAATAAATACTTTGAGATTTAATCTCATTAATGTCATTGATATTTTTTAGTATTCCTAAATCATTTTGAGCAAAACTTTGATTTAAACAAAGTAGTAATATTAAATATCTAATCATTTATTACAGTTATATTTTTTGAATTGGAATTGAGGAGAGCCAATAGCTTTAATAAATTGTCTATTTTTTAGAATACTATATTCATTTTGCTTATGATATTGAGCATTTTGAGCTGCGTTACGCATTAAAAGAATATCTCTGTATTGTACTTTGGGTTTACTATATGTATTATACTCAATACGATGATAATTAATCTCAGATTTAAGAGTCCTCATTCTGTGTTGTTCTGCATTACCAAAATCATCATTCCAGATCATGCATTGAACGTTTCCACCAAAAGATGTATTTAGAACACATCCTAACAAACTAGCAATTATAATTAATTTTCTCATAAGGTAATATTACTATTTATTTGACTTGGTGTCAAGTGCTTTTATATATAAATCATCCAAATACTGTTATATTCTTCTGGTTTGAGAGTTATTATTTTGCCGTTTTGAGGCTCTAGGAATAGTGGGGTTAAAGTATTGTTCTCTATAGATATAGCTATATTGATAGCATGCGGCCCTTGTGTGCCATTTTCATTTCTTGAGTTTGAATTATAATGAATCATACCTATAGCAATACTATCTGCATTTGAATCCATGTTTGCTGCAAAAAATCCTGTAGCGAATACTCTGAAACCTTCTGCAAAGTTATCACAATCCCATTTATGTGCCCATCTAGTTAATCTCATAGCAGATAACCATCTCCAATATAAAGGAAATATTTTTTCTATTATTAGATTCCTATCGACTGTTTCGTATGTTCCGTCAACAATTATAGTGTTTCTTGGGGGTGTTCTATTTCTCCAGATGGTATTAATTTGACTGCCTTGAATTATCATAAAAAATATTACACAAGACCATAATATTAATATATAATAAGTATGACTTACTTGTATTCTTTTACTCCTTTTGAAAATGAATATGTAATATCTTGGCCATATAAGTTAAAATTTAAAGATTGGTTTTTATTAAATAAATTAAACATATATAAAACTTTATGTTTGTCTAAGAGCTATGGAGATGTAGTAGTATATATTGATAAAAACTATATAAATGAATTTGATAAAATAATTCCAGATGGTATCACTTTAAAACAAATAAATTTAGATAAAAATAATATTTGGGCTATAAGTAAGTTTCATTCTATTTTAAATTTTATAAAAGAATTTAATGTACCATTTGTTCATTTAGATTTTGATGCTTTTTTATTGCAAGATGTATTTACTAATAATAAACCTGATATAGTTGTTGCTTTAAAGGAGTCTCACCAAGATATTAAATTGCATTATGATAATACTTTTAAAATTTTTCCTTATTTAAATCAATTCAATTGTGGTTATACATATAATTGTTCTATTATTGGTGGTAAAAATTTAAATTTAATTAAAAATTGGTGTTATGAAGGTATAAAATATTCAAATGAATATAAAGATATCTTGAATTATAATATAACAAGTATTATAGAGCAAAGCCATTTGACAAGAATATTAGAGATTAATAAAATAAAACCTATGCAGGTTATAGAACTAAATAAAGATTTAGATATTTCTTTAAATAATTATACAGAAAAGTTTTTTGTACATGATAAATTTTTTGCTACAGAATTATTGCCTAATGATCCTCCATCTTATTTGAGGGCTAAATGGTACGAAACTTATAATAAAATAATTTCAAAAAGTGAAAGAGTCTTTTAAGAATGCTAATTTCAAAGGCTGAAGATCTATTTTAGATTTTTTAATTAATATATTTAATTCTTTTATATTTTTCGTTTCTTTTATTAAGTTTGAAAAGGGGCATTCTTCTATAGTATCTAATAAATATATTTTAAATTTTTGGAAAAAATCATCATTTGAGTAATCAAATTTATCATCTTCGTGAGATATCTTATTGCTATAAATATCCTCAAAAATACCAGATATTTCTTTTACATCATACTTCTTTATACTTGTTGTTCTAAACTTTGATAAATGATAATGTATAGCTCTAATATAAGGATAACCATTTTGCACTTTAATATGAGTATTTTTCTTTAATTGAGTTATAAATGCTCCTTCACAACCATGTACTCCTAAATAAAAATCACAAGGGAATGTTTTTAATTTACCTTTGAATATCCATGCGTCGTGTGACCATATTCTTTGAGATTTAAAAAAAGTATTATAATGTTTGCTGTAATAATGAGGTATTTTATCTTGGGATAATATTTCGTTGTTTTTGCTTCTTTCGTATCTAGTTAATACTATTAGTTTATCTATCCATTCTTTTTCATCTAAATGGTCAAGAACAAGTAATGTATCATCGAAGTATATATCATTATTTGCTATTATAACTATATCATCTTTGCAGTTTTTATTAGCAAAATCAATAGTATAAGAATATTTTAATCTGTCGTTAATGACTATTTGTTCTATTTTTTTAGATTTAAATAATGAATTGGAGTATTCTTTTTCGTTTAATAGGTATATTTTATCTATATAAATATTATTAATGTTTTGTTCTAGGCAATAATCTATCTCTTGTTGTCTTTTATTTGGACAATCACACTTATGCTCGCAATCACATTTGTTTTGTCTAAAATCATGATATTGTTGGATTAAAACCATTAATATATGATATTATCTTTATGGTATTTTTCCAAACCAAATTCATCTAGAACGCCAATTTGATCCTGTGCCTAAGTAATTTTCCTTCGATCTAATAAATTCTGAAACCTTGGGCGTGGGTGATTTTGATGAATTTTTATCAATAAGAAGAATAGTAGTTTCTATACTTGGTTGAATTTTAATTGTTTTTATATGAGTTGTTTTGTATAGGTAAGATACTGATGCTACTAATAGTAGTAATAGTAATGGTGTTTTATAGTTTAATTTCATATATATATTATATTACACAGCGCCCATATAGGAAAAGGGTTATAGAGAAAAATAGCCCATGGGATTTTTTTACTTTGAAATATTTATACTTATAAAGGTATTTATATAGATTATAAAAAGGGGGGTATACATAAGGATATATAGAATAATACTTTAATTAGTTCGGGGAGATTGATTTTAGTACCCCCACGACCATTTATGTAAAAAAGGGTTGTCTAAATTTTTCAAAAATGGGGTGGGTCATTATGTCACATACCCACTCCCCCTTTAGGGCTATATTCTAAATATCGCTTCGTTCAGGTTTTGCTCTAAGATCGAGCATCTATAAACCATTATATACTATATACTTATAAAGATCTCCTCCCTGCGGTTGTAAGTCGTTACCTATCAATGAAATTTAACTGAAGAAATATCTTGTAAAAAATCTATTCTGTGATAAATTAAGAGCATGAAGAAAAAACTAAGTAAATACGAACAACTAATCGCAAACCTCAACAAGGCAAGCCAAGACCTTAAAGATGCGTCCACAAAGGCCATCGCTACTCTCGACGCTCACGCTAACAAGGTGGAAAGCATCCACCAAGAAGCGATGCAAAAATAATTGTTGACGAAACCAATACAGAAAGGCAATATACAACCTATGAAACAAAACCTAAAAATCAGTTACCAAACCTTCGGCGAAAACAATGCTTACCTTCTCGAAGGAAGCATCAAACAAATCAATCACTTCTTCAATTCTATATATAATTGGGAAGGAACTAACGGCAAGTTGCACGATATGGGCAACGGCAAAGCGTTCTACTTCTACGCTCATCCAGATGATGTGATGAAAGCTCTCACTAAGGTTGCGTTGCATAGCTTGGTCAATAAGATCAACGCTAAGGGACGCAAGGGTGGACTGCTTGACCTTGCCAAGGCTAAGGCACAGAGCGTCATCGATGAGATGGTGCAGACCTGTTTCCTTTGGGGTGCGACTAGCTCTGAAGGCTACAGCCTCGGCACGATCAGTGCAGAGAAACCCTCTGACTACTGCGGTGCAGTTAGCAACGGAAGGGACTAATCCTATGACAGCAGAACTATTCATCGTAGCATTAACAATCCTTGGCGAAGCTAGGGGCGAGACATTCGAGGGAATGGCTGGCGTTGCTAGCGTTATCCAAACAAGGATGGTAGAGCGTAAGCAAACAGCATCACAGGTTTGTCTATCACCTAAACAATTCAGCTTCTGGAATGGTGGAGTGAGCGAAGCTACCAAGAAGAAACTACTAGCAACAGCACAAGGTAAGAACGCTCTATACCTTGCTGACCTAGTCATCCATAAACAGATGCCAGACATTGTAAAGGGTGCAAACCATTACCACGCCATCAGCGTCGCTCCTAGGTGGGCTAGGGACGCAAGGCTAGTGGCTACAATACGCAACCACAAGTTCTATAAGTTGTAAGTAGCTGAATATCAACAACTTAGGGAAGGCGGGTCCCTTGCGTTGTAACTTGTTGATGGTGAACGAGATTTAAATGAAGAAATATCTTGCAAAATTTCTAAAATGTGATAAATTATAGGTATGAAAAGAAAAACAAAATTAGAAATCCTCCTCGGAAATTTAGACAAAGCCTCGGCTGACCTCAAAAAAGCCGTTGAAGAATCACAAAAGAGACTCGATGAAAGTTTCGCAAAATATGAACACAAAGTTGAAGTTGCTCATCATAACTCTATGATAATCAACGAAAAACAAATTGAAGAAATCCCTTGCAATCCCTCATAAATCTGCTAAACTATAACTATAACAATAAAAGATAACAAATAACAAAGAAAGAAATAAATAAAATGACTCATAGAATGATAAATTGGAATTTTCAACGAAAACAAATGCGTGAAAATATGCGAAAAAATATGGATACTACTGAATCCATTATAACTAACTCTAACAATACACCAACTTACTTTGGTGAAATATACCTTTACGAAGGAACTCTAGTAAAAGTTTCTTACAAAACTTCTGCAAATACTGCGGTTGTAACCTTCCTTGAAGGTATAGACAAAGATAAGGTTGGAACTATCAACCTTAATAATGCTAAACTAATAAAGGAAAATAAATAAATGAATAACGATAATAAAAAACAATTAACTTCCCAAGAATGGGAAATTCAACGTTGGGAAAATAACAACAAGAAATGGGCTAGACTCAAAAAGAGTTGGTCTGATTGGAAAAAGAATAATCCTGAAAAGGCTAAAGCTCACGCCTTACTGAAGGCAAAACTTAATGGAAAAAGTCCTAAGTCGTTATAAATCAACGAAATTTAACAGCTTGACAAAAAAAGAAAGTGTGATAGATTAAAGGTATGACATACGAAAAAAGAAAACAAAAAGAAATCGAAGCTCAAAAAGCTCACTTGGCTCAAAAAGCTAAACTCACAGCAGAAAAGGCTGAACTTTTCAAAAGTCTCAACATTCAGATTGGTGACTTCATCGAAATAACAACCTCGAAAGGCAGTCAAGTTTTGTTCGTGGAAGATTCTGCGAATACTTACGACACTTTGCCTTTCCTCAAAAACATTCTTTTCCTCTCGTTCAGGGGAATGAATGGTGCTGGCATCGTTGGGATGACTTGTCTGCTCGATGTTGTGGAAG